TCCAGCGCCTCTTTGGAGGCCAGCGCCGTGTCGTTGTGGGGGTCCATATACCGCAGGAAGTACCAGCTGGACCCGGCCCACTGGGGCATGGTGTCCGTCTCCCGCCGGGCGGGGGCGCCGCAGTGGGGACAGGTGGTGTTCACCCAGTCCGTCATCTTCGCCAAGGGGCTCTCGCCGGTGTCCGTCACCTCATAGCTCTCCACCTCGGGAAGGAGCAGGGGCAGCTCGCTCTCGGGCAGAGGCTGCCAGCCGCACTTGTCGCACCACACCATGGGGATGGGCTCGCCCCAGTACCGCTGGCGGGAGAAGACCCAGTCCCGCAGCTTATAGTTCACCTTGGCGTGGCCAATGGCCTTTTCCTCCAGATATTCCGTGATGCGCTTCTTGGCCTCCTCCACAGGGTCGGGGGTGGACTCCTGGGTCTGGCCCTGGTCCTGGGTCTGGCCCTGGGTCTGCTCTTTCTCCTTGTCTTTGTCCTTGTTGGTAGCCATAGAGTTTTCCTCCTTATCGGTTTATAATAGGCAGCCCGCCCGGATAGGCGAGCGGGCTGCCCGTGGTCTTACTGTATCAAGCAGCGTCCTCGGTGAAGGTGCTGGCGCTCTCGATGCGCACCATGTACGCCTCCACCAGCCGCTCGGCCACCTTGGTGGCCTTCCAGCCGCAACTGGCCCGCTGATTCAGGGGGTCAGCAGTACCGGCAGAGCCGAGCTGCTTGACGATATGCTGGAGGCCGCCGCCGGTGATCTCGGTGACACCGTAGGCATCCGCGCCCAGGATAAGGGTGGAGTACACATCCCGGCCAGCAGCGCCCTCGCCCTTGAACACCTTGGCCTCGCTGGTCTCCACGAACCGCACGCCCTCGATGCGCCCGATCTCGCCCTCGTAGATGCCGTCGGGGTCGGAGTAGGTCTTGACATTCACCCACTTGGGGTCGGACATCAGGTCGTAGGAGCAGTCGGGGTGGATGATACCGGCATAGTAGCCGTTGATGCGCTTGGCGTTCATCACCTTCAAAAAGCGGACCGCCTTACGCACCGCGTCTACGGTCAGGTAGTGGTTCTTGGTGGGGTCTGCGTTGCCGCCCACCAGAGCGCTCCGGCTGGTGACCTGGCCCTCGGCATACTGCACATTGGTGCCGCCGTTCAGCACCTCGCGGGTGATGGTGTCCAGGGTACGGCCCGCCTGGCTGCCAAGCAACTTGGTGGCCTCCACCAGGTTGTTGTCAATGGCGGTCAGCAGGAGCATATCGGAAAGCTCAACGAAGCCGCCGTACTGGGCCACCGTGGCAGTGATGACCCCCATGTTGAGCTTCTGACCGTCGGGGGTCACGCCCTCGGTCAGGGGGGTCAACGCCTTGGGCAGGGGGTCATACTTGCGGAACTCGATGGTTTTGCCGCCGTTCTTGGGGATGGGACGCTTCTGGCCGAACTGGTCGTGGACCAATTCGGGCTCCGCATTATCAATCAGATAATCGGAGTAAAAGGTCTTCATCTCCCCGGAGAGGTCCTGGCCCGCTCCGGTCTGGCCGGTGGTGTTGGTGTTGTTGTCGAACAGAGACATGGTGACCTGCATCAGCAGCAGGCCAGCCACAAAGTCCTTGAACTTCTTACGCATGATAATTCTCCTCTCATTTTGCGGAGGAGCGGCCATCAGAAAGTGATAGTTTCTCCTCTCGCGGCTCTGCGGGCGATTTCCGCCCTGTCTTTTGCGGTCAGCTTGCTCGCATCGTCCTTGACGATGAATCCACTCTGGACAGAGGTGCCGTTCTCGGCGGGCCGTGCGCCCTTTGCACGGATGCTCCCAACCACCTGCTTCTCCGTAGCCTTGGCCTGCAAAGCGGCCACGCCCGCCTTGATCTCCTCCATGTGAATGACCTCGTAGGCGTGCTGAACGGGAACGCCGGAGCGAAGCATGGAGATGAATTGCGGGTTTTTGACCTCTGCTGTCAGGTCGAAGCTGGGGTACAACTGGCGGACCTGCTCCGCCTCGCCATACCACTTTTGGAGTTGCTGCTGGGCCTGCTGCTGGGTCTGGGTCCGCCTCTGGGCCTCCAGAAGAGCCGCATTTTCCCGCTGGAGCTTCTGGAACTGCTTGTACTGCTCCACGCTCATGCCCGCATCCTCGGCGGCCTGGGACCAGTACGCGTCGTCGTTCTCAACGGCGGCAAGCAGCTTGGCCGGGTCGCTGTCTGCAATACCGTAGCGCTGCATCAGCATGGAGAGCACCGGCTGGGTGCGGGCGATCTGTTCCTCCAGACCCCGCACCTCCCGGAAGCGCCTGTCGATGATGCGCTGGGTGTCTTCGGTATAGAGGTCCTTGAACTCGCCCTCCACCATCTCGCGGTAGGCTTTCTTCCTCGCTTCCAGAGTGTCGGATGCGGTAGCCGTGCCCGGCTGCCCATCCTCGGTCTTCTCCCCGGCGACGGGAGGGGTGCCCTCACCGACACCGGCCTGACCCCCGGCCACCGCCGGGTCCGCCTGTTTGCCATAGAGGACGCGCTGGGATTCGCCCGATTTTCCCCGCCGGGTGGAAACGGGGAGTGCCTGGGAACCGCCCTTTGTGCCGTCGTCACCCTGGGCAGGGGCCGCCGCCCCAGCACCATCCCCGCCACCAGCAGCGGCGCCGCCACCGTCGAACAGGGACAGGATGATATTCAGCAGTTTGTACTCTTGCATAGATAATTCCTCCTTTTCCGCGGGTGTTTCGCCCCCGTGCGTCGGTCCTGCTTTTACCCCGCCGAGCGGGGGCCTCTGCCGCAGCTTTGGCCCCTCGCCCAGTAGGCGGAGCAAGGAGGACATTATGAGCGTAACACACTCTTTTCCAAATTGCGTCAACGAATCGGAAAAAATTTTTATTGCCCCTCAATTTTTACCTGGACAGCCTCCGGGCGGGTAGCCTGGAGCTGGAGAAGCCCTACGCACGCCATCTCAAAGGCAGCCTCCGTCCGCTCCCCGCCCTCCGCGTCTATGACGACATCCCCAGGCTCGATATGGAGCTGCTGCACTACCGCGTCGCCGCCCGCCTCCTCGTTGGAGAGAAAGCCTGCCAGGGAGTACAGCACCCCCGTGATGTAGTTGCACGCCTCGATATCGTCAGCGTGCCCCATGGCAGAGAGCCGGTGCCAGTTACCCTCCGCCTCAATCGTTATCCGGGTCATGCCCCTGCACCTCCGCTCATGTCAGGCGTGGAGCGCTTGGCAAGGCGCTGCCCGTATCCCGTCATGGGTGTTTGGGCCTCCATGGTGGCCCTTGCAAGGCGGTCTGCGCCCCCTTTGGAACCAGGAACAGATACCGGCCCTCCTGCGGATGGGCCGCCGCTCTGGGCCGCTTGCTGGGGCAGTACCCCCATGTCCTCTCCGGTGAGAGCCTGGAGCAGGAGTGCCATCTGGTCCATCTGCTGGGACATCTGCTGGCAGATATTGAGAAGGGTCTGGCCCTGTTCCACCCGCTCCCGCACCTTGTCGATGCCCTCAAATTCCATCATCTCCAGAGCGCCCATGGCCTCCTGCGCCCGCTCGGGATTGAAGAAGCCCGCCGCATACAGCTCCTTGGCCCGCTCGTTCTGCTCCATCCGGGAGAAGGGGTTTTTCTTCTGGGCCTTGATTTTCAGGTCAAAGATGGGCTTGCGGAACAGCGGCGTTCCGTCTGCCGCCTCACCCACCACCTGCTCCCGGAGCCCCTGGTTGTTCACATCCACGAACTGATAGCTGCCAGGGGTCATGCCTGTGATGCGGAAGGTCCTGGTCTCGTCGTAGAACTGCCCCATGCGGTTGATAGCCATGGTGTTGATAGCCACATGGGCGCGGTAGCTGGCCGAGATCATATCCCGGCTGGCCTTGTTGCCCGCCTCCTGGAGGGCCGCAATAGCTGCCGCAGCGGTCACCCCGGACCCGGCGCTGCCGCTGTTCACATCCCGGTTGGCAGCGGTGTCCTTCATCTCCTCAATTTTCATCTGGAGGACATTGGTATAGATAGCGTCCAGGGGCTTGACAGTGATCTCCTGGAGCCGCCGTTCGTCCAGCTCACCCTCCACATCCACGATGGGCTGCCCCCAGTCCAGGAATTGCTCCTTGTTGATGGCGGTGGAGGTGGAGGCAAAGAACCGCTTTTTGGTCGCCATCATGCTGTTTTCCAGAATGTTGGCGGAGAGCTTGTCGATGTAGAGCTGCGGGTCCTTGCAGATCGCCACATACCCAAAGCCCACGGGCGTGCCCTTCTCCGGGAAAAGAACATCCAGCACCACGGGGTACAGCCCGTCGTCATACCAGCCTGTGTCCTGGAGCTGCGGGTCGTTCTCGCTGGCATAGAGCAGGGTGTCGCCCACGAACTTGGCGTAGTGCAGCACCGTCCGGCCAGAGGGGGAGGTGACCTTGTAGTACCAGTCCACCACCACACTCTTGCCCTCGGTGTCCACCGTGTCGTCGTAGATATACTGCTTCACATCAATGACGCTGCCGCCCATGTGCCCCTTGTGCTGGGGGTACTGCTGGTCCAGGATGTCCTCGTCCACCAGCTCCACGATGAACAGGTTGCGAGACTTCTGAATGTCGGTGATACCAGGCTCCCAAAAGAGCTTGAGCAGGTCGATTTCCCGGATGTCGATGTCCCCCAGACCGTTCTCCTTCTGGTTATTCCAGAACACACCGTAGGCGGCGGTGCCGTGTTTCAGTTTCTCCCACCAGTTGTCGGAGTAGGTCTGCTCGAAGTCGTTGTACTCGAAGATGACCGGGAGGACCTGGGAGAGCATCTTGGCGCTCTCCTCGTCCCCGCGCTCCCGGGGAAGGACCACCGGCTCCGGGTAGTTATCCATGGCATCAGCGTGCTTGTTGAGGATGGAGTTGAAAAGCCACGCGCTGGACGGCTCCGGCCCCGGCTTCTTGGAGTTGCGGATGACCTCCCAGTGGCGCAGCTCCCACCACAGCTCGTCCTCCACGATGCGCTGCTCCAGGTTTTGCTTGTCATGCTTATACCGGGTCAGGGTCTCAATGGCCTTTCCGATCTCCTCGGAGCCAATGCGGTGCAGCTCTTCCTTGCTCACGGCGGGGTCAGCCCCCAGCATAGCCGCAGCCATGCGGGGGTCCATGCCCTGCTGCCCCTGGTATGCTCCGGGCATCCCAAAACTGGGCCGCTTGGGCACGCCTCCCATGCCCAGGTCGAAGGTCTCCTCTGTTTCGTCCCCAAGCGTCAGCCTGGGGGGCTGTTCTTTCTTTCCGAATAGCGCCATATCAATACCTCCTGAAAAAGTCATATCTGTCGTAGACGGGTTTCTCTTGCAGGTCCAGCGGGTCGTAGGGCTTGGGCTCGTCCACCTTCCTGGGCCTGGGAGCGATGGGATTCTTCATGCACACATACCGCAGCTCGTCGTAGATGTGGTCCTCGCCGTCGGTGTCGATGTCCTCCACATCCGTCTCGTCATAGACCAGGTTGGGCACCGTGCGGATGAAGTGCTTGCAGGTGTTGAATACGTAGAGCCGGGGGACGCCCCCCTCGTCAAAGGCCAGCCGGTGGTGGACCTGCATCTTGCCGTCGATGCGGGCGTGGTCCCCCTTCTCAAAGAAGACCCGCTCCCGCTCGAAGAGCGCCCCGATGCTCTCGGTGCCGTCGCTGCCCCAGATAGCTGGGTCTCCCACCCGATGGATGGTCCTGCCTTTCAGGTTTGGGTCCTCGGCCTCTATACGCCTGATCTGGCGGGCCACCTCCGACGGCTCCAGCTTCACGCCCATGTTGGGGGTCCCGGTGCAGCCGTAATACTCCCGGATGCGGTATAGCCGCCTCTCATGGTCCACGGCGTACCAACCGACGGAGAAGGGCTTGGAGTAGCCCCAGTCCATCCCGCACCAGATACTCCAGGTGTCCGGCACCTTGAAGGGGGCGATGACATGGGTATTCACCCGGTCCAGGTAATGCTCGCTGTCGTTGCGCCACTCGGTGAACACCTGCCCGGAGAAGGTGTCCCAGTCCCCATACAGCAGGGCCTTGCGCTCCGCCTCCGGCATGGATGCCAGCCGGGTGATGTAGTCCGGGTCATTCTGGAGCAGGGCGGGGTTATCAAAGACGGAGGAGGGGACAAAGATGCGGCTGCGCTTCTCGCAGTATTCCTTTCCCGTGGGGTCCCTCCAGCGGATGTCCTCCCACACTGGCACCATGGGCTTGCCCGCCGTGATGAACCGCTCCTTGACCCATCCATGGCCCACGCCGCCCGGGTTTGCCGTGGAGCGGATGTAGCACCGGGTCCCTGGTCCGTTGGGCCTGCACCGGGAGAAGAGGTAGCTGTACTCCTCCCAGGAGAAGTGGGTCAGCTCGTCAAAGGCCACGAAGTCATACGCCTGGCCCTGGTATTTGAGCCGGTCCTTGGTGTACTGCATGGACCCGAAGATGATTTTGGCCCCGCTGGGGAAGGTCCAGGTGTGGGAGCTGGAGTTGTACCTGGCCCCGGGGAACGCCATGGGGTAGTAGTTCAGGGATTTATCTATCAGCTCGGCAAGCTGGGGGAAGGTCTTACGGAGAATGAGGGCCTTGTAGTGTGGGATATGGACCTGCCGCAGGGCCTCGATGACAAGGGCATCGCTCTTTCCGCCCCCCGCAGCTCCTCCGTACAGGGCCTCCCACTCCGGCCTCTCCATGAAAGCGGCCTGCCTGGGCTGGGGCTGCCATACCACATTCACGGCTGCTCCACCTCCTCGCCCTCCGGCGGCACCGGCTCCTGGAGTACCGGGGCCAGCAGCACCACGCCGCCGCCCTTGGCCTCCTCGTCCTTCTTCTCCGGCTTGTATTCCCACCGGTCCGGCCTGCGGTTGGCGAGCCAAAACATCTGCGCCTGGGCGTTGGCAGGTACATGGGTCTCGTCGTATCCCACCACAAGCTCCTCATGCTCTCCGATCTTCCGCCCGGTGTTAGGGTCAAAGTCTGTACGCTTGATCTTGAATGTCTTTGCAAGGGAAACTGTGTACCCGGTGGCCAGTTTGAACAGAGAGGCCTCAACCTCGCCGTCCGGCTTCTCGCACGCACGCACGAAAGCCGCCGAGAGTTCCGAGTAC